TTACAGCCGCAGAGCCACTGACGTTAGCCGCCACGATCTGATTGATCTTAAACACCTGACCGCTAGATGCGGCATTAGGCAAAAGAACAACAGCAGATGTTCCGCCGGGGGTGAGGTATGTAGTTGTGCCTGACGCTGTGGTCGCGGCTAAAAGATTTGGGTTTGCCATGTTAGCTCCTTAGATGCTAAAAATCATTGAAATCATTGTTGCCTTGGCTTGGGATACGCCAGAAGCTGCGGGGGCGGCTGATGTCCATGTAGTGCCATCAGAAACCAAAACATTACCGTTTGAGCCGGGGGCCACAAAGGTTGGATTTGAAGCGCCGTTACCCAGAATCACGTTGTTAGCCGTCAAAGTGGTTAGTCCAGTACCGCCTTGGTCAACACCCAGCGTTCCGGTAGACACCAAGTTTTTACTGCCGTTGGTAAATACAGGCTTGCTGGCTGTCAGTGAAGAATCAATGAAATCATTGGCTGTCAGCGTTGTACCGTCAAAGGTCAGGTTAGCAGAAGCGCCAAAAGCACCTGCATTATTGAATTGAACCTGAGTTGTGGAACCTGCCGCAGAACCACCGCCCACATTCACAAAGTCAGAGCCGTTCCAAGCAATGATTGCCCGTGTGCCTGCCGCAACCGTTACACCAGTCGTAGGAGATGTAGGGCCACCGCGAACCGTGACAGCAAAACCGCCAGACGTATCGTTGATAACAACGTAGGTCTTAGACTGCTTGGGGGTGTTGATGTTACGAGCCGCTGTACGTGCGCCTGTGCACAAGAGAACTGCGTACTGGGAGCTATTTGCTGTCAGACCTGTACTTGCAGCAGTGCCGGTTGTAAGGGTTAACGTAATGTCTGCGTCTGTTGAAACTGTCTGCGTACCCGCAACGGCAACGTCAACAATTTGGGAAATGGCGTTATTGACTGTGTCGCCCCAAGTACCAGATAAGGTACCCGTGGTCGGTAGCGTCAAGCCAATTAGCGATGTATTTGCCATTTATAGCTCCTACTGAGTAGAAATTTGTGTCCAACCGGGCGATTCCGTTGTATCAACAGCAGCCCAGCCCGGCGTTTGAGGATTGCTGATATTCTGCCATGTAACGCCTTGCGTGTCATCAATAATTTCCCACAAGAATCGTCCACCATTTGTTTCTGTTATAGCCATCGTTTCCGTCCGGCTTACTTGGTAGTTCGCACCACCAGTATTCGTATCCATGATCGCCGCAGTTTCAGTCAAAAACTCTTGGTAATACGTACCTACTGTCGTTCCTTCTGCAATACCCATCGACTCTGTGATGGTCATAATCAGCACAGCCACCTGTGCTTCTGCTATTGCAATCGACTCCGATATATTACCCAAGAATGTAGCAACTGCTGTCTCTACATCCGCGATCCCAACTGACTCTGACACACTCTCGTTGTAACTTGTCTGCGCGGCTTCATCATCTGTTATGGCCTGAGACTCTGCTACGCTTTCGTTGTAGCTGGTTATTGCCTCATTCGTATCAGCAATAGCCATTGTCTCAGTCACAGAACCCGCAAATCCCGCTACAACAGACTGGTCTTCAGCTATGGCGGCAGATTCATCTACTGCCACATTCATCGTCAAAGCTACAGTCTGAATATCCTGAATGCCTGATGTGCCACTCCACGACCCAGAACCCCAAGCATCTTGACCCCAAGCCGTCCCGCCAGTCAGGGACTCCGTAATACTTACATCAATCAACAACCCAGCCGCAGGAGAGTCAGCAAGTAGGGCGGTTTCTGTAACGCTGACAGGGAAAGTTTCTCCCCCGCCCCATGCGTTCTCACCCCATGTGCCGTCACCCCAAGCTAACGCCATATCAAGTCAGTGTTAATGTGTACGTTACTGCAATTGTGTCGCCGTTAACAACAGCTTTAGAACTAGAGAAATCGCCAGCAGAAAACAATGTGCCCGTGGTTGAGTCTTTAGTTGCGCTACCGCCAATGTTAATGAAGCAGCCTGCAACAGTGCCAGTCGATGTCATTGAGAAAGACACGGCAGATGATGTAGTCTTGCTGCCAGCAGCGGCTGAACTAAATGATGGTGTAGGACGGTTGCCAGAATATGCAGGGGCGTTAGTACCGCCCACTTCATCCCAGCTTGCGTGAGAAGCCTGCGTGTCAGCAGCCACGGCTGTACCAGTACCCTTTAAACCCATCACAACTGCGCCAGCGGCTGAGTTACCAAGAATGGTATCCAAAGTCAAGTTTTTGCCAACAGTCGTTACCAAGTTTTGAATAGGCTCGTCCCACTTGATAAAGCCATCCGCGCTGTAGCAAACAGCATGGTAGTAACCCTCGATAGCCATTTGTTCCGATGGCGTAGTGTTGTATTTTGTAACTGCGGCTACTTGGTCGGTAGCGGTCATTTTGTCCAAGCTCATGGGGGGCTCCTTATGCAATGCGAAGAATCGCGTTAGAACTGTTTGCAGTTGGAAACTGCACAGTAAGTGAAATGGTAGAAGTTTTGTCTGAACCAAAATCCAACACGCAAACAGTCGGATTACTTCCGCCCAATTTGTATATCAGAGCACCGCGTGCAGTTATCGCGCCGTTCCAAGTAACGTTGGAAAACGAAATGTACGTGACGTTATTAGACGACGTTGGCGTAACAGAAACCGGTAGAGCTATGCCACCTGCGCTGTAACCTGAAGCTACAACTTCGTTTAGGCTTGTGTAGACAGCCGTATCAGGCCCCAATGTAGCTGAGCCTGTATACAACGCAATCTTAAATGAATCGGTGGAAAAGTTATACGCACCGTTCGCTAAGCCGGTTTTAAAAGCATCGGTAGCGCCTTGTTGGAGAGCCATTAAGTCACCGCCTGTCTATACTGACCAGAACGATAAGCATCCTGACGCTCCATACCATCGCCCAGACGTTTAGCCAACGCAAGTGCTTCTTGATATTTGCCGTTGTACAGCGCCATCATGTCAGTCTCACCCTTCATGTAGGTGTAAGCCTCAACCAACGCTCCATACAAAAGCACTGAGTCAAAGTTATCACCAAGCCATGTAGTTCCCGCAGTCACAATAGACTCGGGGTAGAAATAGTAATGCAACTCAACGTTGTAATTTGCATTAGGTGTTGGGCCAAGTATGAATGACAGTTCTGCTGCATTTGTAGACTGCGGCCCAAACAGCGCGTAATACTTGGGGGTGTCGGTATCTGTTGGTAATGGATACGCTTGACGAATAAAGTTAACGTCTTTGTTCAACAAGTATTCGTACGTGCCATCCGCTTTAATAACTGCCATTGAGTACACAGCTAAAAAGTCGTTAGGGCAAGCAAGATACTTGTTGTTGGTAGACATCACACCCGTCACATTCTTGCGAATAGACGGGAATTGAACCGTGTTGTAAATACGCTGCTCAGCCTGCTGAACGAACACGGGTATCTCAGCGATAAAGTTCGCTTCGGTGTTCTCCGTGTACGCCTGAATGTTAGAGCTAAGCGCAGCGTAATTCATGCCATTGGGCCTCGAGACATCAGACCTTTAGTAGCCGCACCTGTACCGCGCATTTTAATGCCGCTGGTCTTAGTTGGCTTATAGCCTTGGCTACGAGAGTTAGCCACGTTAGTAGGCGTCTCCCGCAGATATTTAGCGTTGTCTTCTACACCAGCTTCTTGGATAGGGACAGGTTTAGGCTGACGGTAAATTTTTGTAGCCATGATTAACCTCCGCGACCAACAGAGCGTTGGTTCATCACTTTAGCCATGTTGCGGCCATACTTAAGCATGTCGCTGTTTGTCTTGCCACCAGCACGAAGTTTGGTTGGGGTCTTGCCGGGGTGCATGTTTTTCTCATGTTTACCAACAGCAGACTTAATCATCTTCTTGTCTTGGGCTAAATCTTTCTTGTCCATGTTCGACTCCTTATGTCGTTGTAACCGTAACTGTACCAACTTCCACGTTTAAAACCAAGTAGTTTGGTGTTAAACCATCATCAGGGCCACGTGCCCCACCAACGGGGTTCCACCCCCACTGAAAAACTCGACTACCCTGCTCTGGAAACCCATTAGCATCCGCTGCGGTGCTATTGGTATTTGTAAGCTGTAATCCACTCAAACCAGACTGATAATAACTCCGATCAGGGCGAGGATTCCTCAAGCCTTGTGGATCATCAACCGGGTACATACCTAGTTGCAACTGTGGCTGATCTGGATCCCAGCACTCAGGGCACACCAACAAGTCGTAGTTCTTCGTCTTGATGATCTCTTTACGCAATACTTTTAACTTAAACCGCTGATCGCAACGGTCGCACTGCGCAATCGCCCATTTGCCAGAAGCAAACCGATTACTCATCAGGTGCCCCCAATATACTGCTGACGAGGTACAAACCGCACAGCGGCCTTCTCTCGGTCTTCCGTAGCCGCTAATTCCCAAGCCTCATCGTATTGCTGTTTCAGTACAGGTAAGCGCTCAGCGCCACCGGCAACTTTCAACGCTAAGTAATACGACAGGCCAGCGGCCAAGCAAGGGATAAATCTAAATGGGATGTCCATCACGTTCACACCGCCACCAGCATCTTGGGTGCGGCGCAAGCGCCAGTAAACAAACGTGTACTGCTGGGCTGAATCTGGAGTTGGCCAAACTGTAATAGCCGGAACTTGCGCCCAGTACACAGTAGCTGCTGCAGTGTGGGCTGCGGCAATCGTATCTTGTTGGCCACGGAAGCAGTTGTAGAGCGTGCCGGACGTAGCGTTTGTGTTCTGCGTGATGTAGCCGTAATTGATGATCTCGTCATCAATCTTAATGAAACCAGTTGCTGGTAAACCTGTCACATCACTCAACACAATGGTCGTACTAGTAGACGTAATAGTTGTGGTTAGCGTAGCCGAAATAGGTGAGTTTTGACCGTTAAAGCGTTGAATCCAGACCTGAATTGGTCGGGCTTGTTGAATTTTATTGGGGATCGTAGCGTAGGTAGAAACACTAATACGCGTGATTGTTAAGTCAGCCTGCGTTGAAGCTACGTTAGCTTGCGTACGGATAACATGCTCAATCAAATCCACTGTGTCGTCTGGCAAAGCGTACGTGTTCTGGCCTTGTACCAGAGTGATCTCACCCTGCTCAATCGTCCACATATTGATGCCGCGATTGGCCCAATCTGCGAACATAATGTTCAAACTGCGGCGTGCAGTACGCAGGTCATAGCCAGTACGCAACTCGCCACCGGCGCGTTCAAACGCCTCCTCGACTAATTCATCGAGTTGGAGATTGAAGCTTGATGCGCCAGAAGTAATTGCCATTATCTAAACCCTGCTGTTTTCTTTGCGATCTTTTTTGGTTGGGCTACGAATTGTTTCCCGGCCTTTTTGCCCTTACGCTTCGCCAGCGTTGTTGCAGCGTACTCAGCAGGGCTGAGACTTTTGATCGCAGCGCTTGGAAGATATCTTTCACCCGTGTCAGAAGAGCGTTTGCCACTTTTGGTTCTCCATTTTTGGTCGCCCCAGTCCTTTAATGATTTCTGAGGCGCTTTCAATCTCGATACCCCCCGCCTGCTGCTTTATATTTCTTAGCAACAAGTTGAGCCTTACGTGCTGACCACTGCCCTGCACCTGTACCTTGCGTTGCTGCGGCTTTTACTTGGGACACAATCCGCTTGCGCAAACTAGGCTTTGTGTAATTGCCAGCAGCGTTTACTTTACCGCCATCAGCGTACTGAGTGAAGTCAGTGTCATCCCGGCGAGCCTTACGCTTTCCGCTTGGCATTTTGCTGGCGCGAATAGCGCCCATACCACGGGATGCCATCATAGTTACACCTCAATACATCTTGCAGTTGGTCTTACCTTTTGTGGCAATACCATCTGCTCGTTTAGAAGCTGAGCCAACTGAGCCACCATTTTTATAGGCGTTACCCATTTCGTCCACTCTAGGCATTTCTGTCTGTCGAGAGTTCATTTGTACTTCACGCATAAACTTTTTTGAGACGCCTTTGGGTTTAGCACTTAGAGGGGCTTCTTCAGTGTTACGCAATGACTTGGTGTAAGCTTTTTCGGCTTTAGCACGCATTTTTTCGTCGCGTACATCCTCAGGGGTTTTGTACTCAATATCAGCCATGATTAGCTCCTTAGCAGGACTTGCCGCCCATGTTCATCTTCTTCATACCGCCAGCTTTCATGCCCAGAGGCGTGCCGCCCTTCATGGAGATCATTGTGCCTTTTGACAAGCCCTTTGATTGGATGGCGTGCTCGCCCTTACCTTTGTTGCCGCCAGATTTAACAGCGCCCATTTTGGCTGTAGTGATACCGTTACCAGTACTACCACCTTTTGCCATTTTCTTTGTAGCCATGATTCCACCTTCTTTCATAATTGACATCTTCCCATGAAGAGTCTTGGGTTTGTTGACTTTTTGAAGATCGGGGCGAGACGTATTAGTGTCTTTACCAAACTTCATTCCTTTACTAGCTCCACTAAACTCTTTTGCAACTTTTACAGGAACGCCCGCTGCTTTAGCAAAAGCTGGGTTGTGAGCCGCAGCGTCCATGAACTTCTTTTGTTTTTCACTCGTCGCTGGCATTTGAGCCTCTCTTGCGATTAGTTATTTCACGAACGGTGTCAGACTCCCAAATACGAAGGCCAAGATAAATGATTGTGAACAAAGAAGCCAAAGGCGGAAGCCACGTAGCCATAACGCCAACAGTTGTTAATACTGCTGCGCCATCTGCGACTGCTTTAGCTGTGTCATGCTGGGTCATACCATCCGCCCTTTTGTCTTGCCTTTTGTAGCGCAGCCATCAGCCGCAGTTACATATCCGCCATCAGCGCAATTCCAAGCCCTTAAAGACTTATTGATCCGTGAATCCGGATCGTTGGCCGTCTTTGCACTGGTCAGCTTCTTTTTCATTCCACTCATCCTCGCACAGAAAGAGTCGCGCCGGGAGCCGCCTTCGGGCTGGGGCCGTTTCAAATTCATGCCTT